CTTTGATCATATGATCCAGATTGCATTTCACCACTAAGTTCATCATACTTTTCTGTAATATCAGAATAACTACTTTGTGATTCAGATAATTCTATATCTCTATAAAAACCACTAACTTGCATTTTTCTTACATCATTAGCTGATTTACGCATAACATGAGTTGCACGTTCACAAGTCTCTAAATCACTTGCACCATAATTAACTACTACATCTTCGGATGGTACAAAGATGCCACTGGGTCTGCCTAAATTTGGGTCGAAGTAAACTTTGCGGAAAGCAGACCCTGCCAGTGGTAAGGAAAATAAAAGTTTTTCTGTTTCAGTTCTATACTCAGACATCTCATGTGTGAGTAAATAGTTCATGTAGTCTTGAACTCTTTGTGATTGTTTTTCTTTGTCTTCAGTTATCTTGCCAACTATCTTAGTTTTAACTGGGCCTTTAGCAGGAAATATTTCAGCTATAGCTTGTGACTGAAATCTAATTATTGCTTCAGATAACATAGGATGAAAAACACCACAAGCTCCGTTCCAAGGCTGTGTACGTTCTTCTATTTTTAATCCAAGTTGATCTAAACCTTTAGTATAGGTATCTTCCCACTCTTTTCTTGAATCTTTATCCATGCTATAAGCATTAATTAGATCAGAGCCTATTTTATCTAAATCATCATCAGATATAAAATTTACTAAATTACTATCAAAAGAACTTGGATCTTGTTCTTGTTGTGGATCAAAATCTATGATCATACCACCATCTTCAGTTTCTACAGCAACTGATTCTGGATTTTCTATTGTTATACTAATATCATCTATTTCAGGTTCTTGTTCTATAGTTCCATCAATAGGTGTTCTTGGTTCTATTGCCATTAAATATCCTAATAATAGTTTGCAGTTCTGTCGTGTTCTATTTCCTCATCTTCTTCATCTGAGTATAAAGGAACAAAACCTCCCTGTCTAAATCTTAACAAAGCTTGCGTGCTGCTATCAACTAAATCATCATGTTCAGCATTTGGAAAAGCAGCAAAC